GAGCCACCTGAAACACCTGAAGCAATTGATGTTCCAGAAAAAGAGATTGATAAACAGGAAATTAAAAAAGACCTTATTACAGCAAATGTTAGGGCTTGTCCTGCTGATATTAGATTTGATGTTCAGAATTTGCCTTTTGGTATTCAAGTAAATAAGGGGGTTCAAATGCAGCCGATCTGTGACACGATTGAACCTCTTAAGTATGTTTTTCAGCTTATGACTTTTGTTCTCTGTGGTTTTATTTTATTGAGGGTTTGAAATGTCTAAGTTATTAGCCCTTGTCTTAACATCTTTAATTTCTAGTGTCATTGCTCGTGTTCTTATGGGTGCGGGTCTTACTTTTATTACTTATAACTGGGTCAAAGATATTTTAGATGATCTAATTATTCAGGCTCAAAAGTCTTTAGATAATCTTCCAGAAATTGCTCTTTCATTCTCCAAGCTTTTAACGCTTGACCTATGTTTATCCATGCTTCTTTCCACGATACAGCTTGTCATATTTATCAAGTGTGCGCGTATTTGGGTAGGGAAGTCTTAACACATTTGTGGGATCGCTATTCGCGCGCGCTGGGCGGGATGAGCCTGTGATTCCTGCCTAGTGCGCGCGTGGGGAGATCGAACAAAAGGGGTATAAAATGCTTACAGCCATATCAGCACCACCTGGATCAGGTAAGTCACTCTGGTGTGTTGAATTATTAGAAACAACGGTTAGAAAAAATCCTAATCGCATGATTTTTACAAACATTATTGGACTTAATATTCCAGGTGTTTTACCTATTACATCGTCAACAAATAATCCTTTTGACTGGCGTGCTCTTCCTGACGGTTCTTTAATTGTTTTTGATGAAGCCCATGAACACCCAGCTTTTTCAAAAACCGATTTGCTTAAAAATTATCAGTTACCACGATATATTAATGAACTCTATAATAATCAAGTTGCCAAGATTTTAGATTATGCAAATCTTCCAACTCCTTTAAAAATTGATCTTTTAAATAAGCATGGTTTTGTTTATACAGAATTGCCTTTATCTTTAAAGGTCAAAGAACAAGAACAGTTAATCCAAAATGTTCGCAATCTTCAAAAGGCAGCACTGGAGAAAGCCAAAGAGGATATTTTAGATGTTGGCCGTGCTTTAACAATGCATCGTCATTTTGGTTTTGATATTGTTCTAGTTACTCAAAAGCCTGATTTATTAAACGCATTTGTAAAGGCTGCAACTTCTGAGCATTTAATTCTTCGTCGTCTTTTTAAAATGCAGTTGGCGATTATTTATAGTTATTCTGAGATTCAGGATAGTTTCGGTAATGCTACTCGTAAAAATGCCTTGTCTTGGAAAATATGGTTTTTCCCTAAACGGCTTTTTAAGTATTACATTTCAGCAGAACAGCATACAGCTAAAGCTTCATTGCCTTGGGGTTTGAAAGTCCCAATTCTTCTATTTCTTTGCCTTGTTGTTTATTCTGTCTATCGGGCTTATTCCTCTGAATTTGGATTCTTTAAGAATTCTGCTCAAGCTGAAACTGTTTCAACCTCTTCGCCTGCTTCTTCAGCTTCGCAACAACAGAATAAGTCTCAGTCTCAACATCAACCTCAACAACAGCAGATTCAAGATTTATCCAATATCTGCAGAAAAGCTGTGAATATTGAATCGCCTGAATGCACAAAATGGTTTGATGATATTTCTAAGGGTGGCTTGTCTGTTTCTTCTACTGGTCAAGTGAAGAAGTATGTTTATGATCCTTCAAAACCTTATGACTTTGAATATGTCCCTGAAGAAGTAAACCCAAGTGACTTTCCTAGAATGTCAGGTGTTATAAAGCTCTCCAGTGGTAAACTGGTTGCTGTGGATCAACAGGGCAACTATATGCTTTCGGTATCTGAAAAGGATTGTAGAAGGTGGTTAGATGGTTACAGGCCGTTTAATTATTTTGCTCAAGGTAATTCTTCATCAAATCAATTACATTCTAATCAACAATCTACAGAACGAGTGTCTACGAGTGAACCGGAAAATCAAAATACTGAAACGTCTTCTCTCTGATTACAAAATTCGGGAGAATGAATCTAATAGGGCATAGCAGAGGGCGTGTTCCGCCCGAACTGATTAAATAAAATCTTTAATGATTTCAGAACGTTTAGGTACTTTTGAGTATTTAATGTATTTTTTGGTTTTTATGGTTATAGGTAATTTATTGATTTCAATGCTTTTTATGAATTTACCTTTTTGTTTTAAGCTGCTGATTTCATATATAAATATCTGATTTCCGCGTTTAATTACATGCTTTTCAAGTAAAGCATCTTTGGCAGTTTTATAAAGTAGATTGGTGTTAGAAATATATCTGTTCTTGTTAAATAGATTTTCTAGCATGATTAAAGTAACTTGCTGATAAAAGTTGAATATTACACTGAATGATAAACAGGCATCTATATAGAACAGTTGGCTATAATAGAAATAAGGGTGTTCTACGAAAAGAAGACTATGTTTTTATTAGGGATTGTTTAGAAAAGCATTTAGAAAATATGCAGTTATCTGATGATGACTTTTCTCGTGAAATAGACCAATTAAAGGTACTTTTTATTAAACTTGATCATACGATTGGAAGATTATAGCGTCTTATAACATGCGGGTTACGATTGACTAAAAATGAATCAAAATAGGTTTTTTATTAAAATATCCGTCAAGTATGAGGGGTTTCTTACTGTATTTAGTCGTTTTGCTATTTGGTTTTTTTTAACAGCATTTTATGAAACTGATTACTGGAGAGATCAATGAAAGAAGCAATTCTTGATGTGCTTTGTAGTCATAAATTTCTATTTATTTCTATTCTTATGTTTAGCATTTCTTACTTTGTTATGGCAGTTATGTCTACAGGATAAATTTGGCTCACGGATTTCGGCATAACGTATATTATGTTCATTAAGATACTTCACTGGAGAGATTAATATTTTGGTGAATCTCTCCAGTGAAGTTGCGCCAACGGCTGAGTTATGTAGGGCGCAATCTTGGATATCTTATTTAACATAATAGTTACGTTATGCGACATTCGTCAGAGCAAAATAAAAGGGCCTATAGAAGGCCCTTTTTTTATTAGATATTAATCATCTTTTCCTAAAACTTCGCTTCTGTATTTTAGTACTTCTTCTGCTTTTAGATTTTTTAAATGGTATCGAATTAGGGCATGAATGACGTCACTTTCTGCCATTAATGATTTTTTTTGTACGACAAATTTCATCAATGTCTCTTTAACATCTTCGACTTCCTCGCTACGAATTTTGTAGACTTTGCTCATTTTGTTAACGCCTTGTTAATTAACAGTAAACTTATGTTAAAAAAGTCACTCAGTAACTTTTAAATATAATAACTGCTTTTCTTGGTTGACAAGTTACTTAGTAATTTTGTTTAATTAGGTAAACCTAGTTACTTGGTAACTTTATCTCATGACAAAACAACAATCATTTAGTTTTTCCAGTCCTCAGGATTTTACTCAATCTGCTTTTAATCGAGTTGCTGAACTGGTCTCTCAACATGGTCAATGTGCTTTAGAGAACTTTGTTCCTGCTTTCTCCACAGAGCAGTGCTTAGAACATTTAGCATTGGTTGCTAGTGAGATGGCTTATGACTATTCATTGATTGATGCTCATGCAGATATCTACAAAAAAACAAATGCTGAATTAAAAGAAGAAATAGGGGATTGCTGATGCGAATTAATGCAGTTCACCAGATCGACCTTGCTGAATGTCCTCGCTGTTATTCAATTATGCATAAGAATCTTATTTCATTTCATTTAACACGTTGTTTGGGGTGATTTATGTCTAAAGATATTCTTCAAGAGTTCAATGAAGCTATTGCTGATTTAAAACAAAAAGTTGCTAATAAGAATTTACCAAATGGTAAAACCATTACCCGTAAAAACACGGGGGAAAGTACCCTAAATAAGCAATTCCATAGTCCTGAGTCTAGTCTCCTGACTGATTTTTCCACCCCCATTTATAATATGGGGGTTACGTCAGTCGATCCTCGTCTGAAATGCGATGAGTTCACCTTCCCGCGGAAGCTCGACAACGTAAAAATGGTTTTAACAGAAAAGGGCAATGTGCCAATTCTTCATTCAGTATCTTGTGATGAATACGGCATTGCCGCACATGACTGGGTTACTTTTAGCTTTTGCCAATCTACCCTGGGCAAAGAATACTTTTCTATTGATCCTGATAATGCTGAATCTTCTTTAACTTATGGCATTGAAACGTTCTTAGATCATCATCTTCATGAGATTTTCGGCTTTGGTTTGGAAAAGAAACGTGAAAAGGGCATGCATAACTATAAGTTTGCTTATGAGCTTCAAGATATGCTCGGCATGGTCCTTTACGGTCATAGTTCTAAGAAAATATCAGTACAAATCAACGGTTCAGGTTGTGCTTTGGCCCGCAAAGGCTGGCAGCTCCGTTTATACCAATGGCTTACTTCTTATGAGCGTTTCTTTGATTCTTCAACTGGTATCGAAATAGTAAAGGGCTATGTTAATCCAAAAATTACCCGTTGTGACTTGGCTTATGATGACTTTGAAGGAAAGTACATTTCTGTAGATGTCGCTGACCATTGGGATGATCTGGATGGCTTCTGGTGTGGTGGTCGTGCTCCAAAAATAGAAAAGTTTGGTGCTTGGAAACGTCCAAGCGGTAAAGGACGTTCGTTCTGTATTGGTGATCGTACCAGTGGCAAATATTGCCGATTCTATGAACG